TTTATTAACACGATTTACTACGCAAGCATCAAAAGCAATAGGAAGAAGATCAACGTTATCTTCTGTATTAATATCTGGTAAAAATTTTCTTAGTTTATTAATAGAGGCGAGAGATAAATATTTATCCTTCTCTTCGCTTACTACTGGGCGAATTTTAATATTTGCGAAAATTGATTCAAATTTATGTTTTTTCATAATTATATATTCTCCAAACCGTATATTACACGATCTTCTTCATCATCGAGATATAATTCATTAATATCATTAAATTCAAAATCATTTAAATCATAATTTTTTAAATCTTCTTCTGCTTGAGCAAAATCTTCATCGTCTGGTTCAAAATTAGCTTCTACTTCATAGTTGGAAAGTGAGGCTCTTGCAATATCACTATCAGCTTTTTTATAAGAGTCTTTTACTTTACCACCGCCTACCATTTTTAGAAACATATTTACGCGTGCCATAGCCCATCCACCTCTACTCATGCCTGGTCTGTGAGAAGAAGAAAATGCACCTGCACCACGACGATATACTTTTTTTAATTGGCCAAGAGTTACTTTTTTCTTATTTTTACTATTATGTTCTTTTACTTTATTTTTAAGAGCTTCAATTACTTTTTTAGAAAATTCAATTGCTTTATCGCTTTTTGTTCCAGCACTTCCTGGTTTATTGCGAGAAGAACCTTTTCTTTTTTCGCCTGGTTTTGCTGGGGTTTGAGCACCTGATTTTGGACCTCTACGAGCGGCTTGAATTTGTTCAAAGCCGTAGTTTTCAGAATTATAATTCATCCTAAATATAAATACACTTAAATTTTAAATTTATGGTGTAAATTTAGATGAAAGGCATAAGGTACATGGCTAAAAATCAAGTTATTTATAATGTTGAAGATATTTTTATTGGGCCATGTCCAGCAAGTGGTAATCATTTTATTAATTATTCTGGAGGTTTGAATAATAATCATGAAGATTTTCCTTATGTAACCTATGAGAACTTTCAGCATATTAGCCCAAATCCAGCGGTTATAAATGCTGTCATACCTAAAGATAAAAATCAAAATACATTTCCAAGAAATCATAATCTTTTAAAAAGATTAGATAGAATACAAAATATATCTTATGACATATCAACAAATCGAACAATTATAAATCAAATTGGTAAAGCCGCATCTATTGATAGAATACATTTAAATAAACCTCAAGTAAGTGTTTCATTTTCTTATATACTTTCATCATTAAGAAATGAAGCTAGAATGGGATTTAATATAAATCACCCAAGATTAGATTATCCATATACAGGAGATAAGTATCATTATAGAACTGATAACAATGATCCTCTTTTTCTTTTTTCTGGATTTTTAAATAGAGATTATTCAAAAAGTTATCCTCAACTTTCTAGTCGTGGAGAAGGAATTGGAGTTGGTTCTCCATGTTTTGAATATATACAACCAGCTCAAAGTCCAAATCCAAATATTGTTTCTTCTAATGTTCCATTTTATGTTGGCAAAAATATAAATCCACTTTTTAAATTTGATAATATAAATACTATAGATGTTGCAGCAGGTTTTTATCATTCATTTTTAATAAGAAATAGTGGAATTGTTACTGGTTGGGGAGATAATACAGAAGGTCAATTAACAAACAATTTAAATTATAATGATACAAATGGTCAATTTACAGGAAATTGGAATGATACTACTATAGGTAAATTAACTAGCATTAAAAAAATTAGCACAAATTATTTACATACTTTAGCTATACTTTTTAATGATAAAATTAGTGGTTGGGGAGCAAATGATGAAGGTCAAGCAGTTGGAACAACTGGATATAATGATGCTAATTATTTATTTACTGGAAATTGGAACAATACTCCAGTAAGTAATATTACTGGTGCGAGTGGAATAAGCGCAGGAGCATATCATTCATTAGCTTTATTAAAAAATAAAACAATAACTGGTTGGGGAGACAATACTTCTGGACAAGCTCTTGGTGGAAATAATTTAACTGGAATTATTGGCATTTCTGCAGGAGGATATCATTCTTTAGCAATTAGAAATATTAGTGGAGGAGTAGTAACTGGTTGGGGAGATAATGATTATCTTCAATCCTCGATTGGAAATAATTTAACTGGCGCAAGAATAGTAAGCGCTGGTCATTTACATTCATTTGCACTTTTAAATAATGGAAAAGTTACTGGATGGGGTTGGAATGATGATGGTCAAGTGGCAGGGGTAACAAATTTAAATAATACTAGCGGAATATTTACTGGAAATTGGAATAATACTCCAGTTGGAAAATTAACTGGAGTAAAATCAATTCATGCAGGATGGTTTCATACTCTTGCGCTTTTAGAAAACAATAAAATTACTGGTTGGGGATTTAATAACGTTGGACAAATAAATGAAAATATTTCTTATAATGATTCAAATGGAATATTTACTGGTAATTGGAACTCTACAATCGTTGGATCTTTCCAAAATGTTACAAATATTGATACAAGTTACCAAACTTCTTTAGCTTATATACAAGGTAATAAAAATGAAATTACTGGATGGGGAGAAGAAGATGTTAACTATGATTTAATTAATAATCAATTTATTACTAATTCTTCAGAATACAATGAATATGATTGTATAACAACAGATCCATATTGGCCATTAACAACAAAAGATAAAAGAAATATTTTTATTTCAATTTCTGAAGATCAACAGAATCAAAATTTAAATCTATATGAAAATTTTTCAAATGCAGATGATCAAACTTTTATAGCTAGAAGTGCTGATAAAAAATCTCAAACAAATAGAACAATAGGATTTGGAAATTGTTATCTTGCGTCTTATAATCAAAGCGCTTCTGTTGGAAATTTTATAACTGCAGAAGTTAATTATATTGGTGAAAATATGTTATTTCAAATGAGCGGAAGTGGAGTAAATACTCCATATGTTAATCCAAAAACTTACGAAACAAATACTGGTATAAAATTTAATATACCTTCTGAACTTGATTCAAAAAATCCAATAGCTGCTCTTCAACCAGGAGATATTAATATGAATATCAATAGCTCTGGATATGGATTAAATTTAAATGATGTAAAAATACAAGGTTATCAATTTGGTTTTGAATTTAATAGAGAAAATATGGATGCTATTGGATACAAACTTCCAATTGATAGAGAGATTAATCTTCCATTAATAATTAATCTTTCAGTAGATATGATTGTTGGTGATCAACAATATGATGATCTTGCAAGTTTAATTAGAGAAGATGCAGATTATAATATTTCTATATCTTGTAAAAATAGTTGCGTTTATGATCCTAATTTTACTTGGACTGGGCAAAATCAATCTAGTAAATTTGAAAAAAGATTTGAAAATGCTTTTAATTATCAATTCTTCAATTGTAAATTTGATGGAATCTCATATGCTAATCAAATTGGCGCAAGAAAAACTGCTAAGTTAAATTTTACAACAGAAGTTGATACTGAAAATTATAATAGAGGAATGCAAGCTTCTGGTATTTTAGGAATTGAAAAAGTAGAAGATTTTATTTTAACAGAATATTCAGGAGCAGATATTGTACTTACAAATGCAATTCAATCAGAACTAAATGGAAATTATTTAAAATCTAATGCTTATGATTTTATTTGGAACAAAATTGGAGGAATCCAATATCCAAATGCAGGTTATGCTGCTATAGTAAAATTCGGCAACATTTGGTCTATTAGAAATAATGGTACATATTATATAGCAACTGCACCAACAGTATATAGTCCAGATTTAGTTCCAGTTAGCTCATGGACTCCTGGAGGTGCTCCAACTATCACTTCTATAACTGGATATAATGGAAATTATCTTTTACAAGAAGACAATGAGCTTTTAGTTAGTAATCTTCAAGTATTATACTAATTTTACGTGTAAATTTATGATAGGTAAAAGGAAAAGTTAATGGCAAACAAGAAAATATCTCAGTTATTTGAAAATCCATACCCAAGAACAGGGGATATTTTTCCTATAGTTCAAGATGGAGTTACATATAAAGTAACTCTTGATAATTTAAATAGACTAGCTAATGATCAATATTTTGTTACTCATAATTTAGATCCATATATTCTTGATGATTTAAGTAATCGTTATGGTAGATATAGGTTTATTAGCGGAAATTTAATGATAAGTGGAAAAGGAACCGACGCTAATCTTCCTAATCCTGGATCTTGCGTTATCAGACTTTATGATGGAAATTTTATATTAAATGGTACTGGAATAATTTCTGGTCTTAATTCTGGAGTAACAGATCTTGGTCATACAAATAATACAAAAGGTTTATACTCTATAACTATTGGACAATTTAATGTTAGCTCTGGAACAAGAAATGAAATATTTGGTTCTAGAAATAATGCAACTGGTGTTGATATAAAAGTATTTGGCGATTTAAATAATGTGCTTGGAAATAATGATAGAATTTTTAGTACTGGAAATTTTGTTAGCGGAAGCGATATCACAATTGTTGGAGAAAATAATTATATTACTGGAACAGATCATCATGTTCATGGTCATAATAATATATTAAATTCAAATGATGTAAAAATATTTGGTAATTATAATAGTGGTTTACTTTTTTCAACTGGATCATTTATTGTAGGAGAAAATAATTATGTTGGTAATAGTACTGAAGCAGGAGCAAATTCATTAGTTTATGGAGACCTTAATAAAGTCAGTGGAAAAAATACTTTAGTCTATGGAAGAAATAATTTAATTAAAATAAAGAGCGGCGCACTTGAAAAAATTTCTGTTTATGGTTTAGAAAATGATGTTAGTGGAATTGAAGTTGATGTTTATGGAAGATTAAATTTAAACTCTGGATTAACAAATCAAATTTATGGTCATAGTAATACTGGATATGGTGATATAAATTTTGTAGCAGGAACTTATAATAAAATACAAAAACCAAGTGTTGAAAATCATATCTATGGAGATTATAATATATTAACAAGAGGAAGTGGAAATTTTGTTGTAGGAAGAAGAAACGAAGCTTCAGCAAATAATTCTGATTTAGTTGGTGAATGTATATTTGTTTCTGGAACTGGAAATTGGGTTGGAGGAAAAGATTCTAATGTTACTGGAATTGATATAATCTCTCTTGGCAAAGATATTAACATAACTCATTATGGAAATTTCTCAAATGTAGTTGGAAGAGGAAATACAATCAATGGAAGTGGATACTATTCTGATGTTTATGGAAGTGATAATTTAAATAGCGGATTTAAAGCTATTATTGTTGGTAAAAATAATACTAATAGTTTAAAAAGTTCTGAAACAACAATAGTTGGAAGAATCAATGAATCCTATAATGAAAAACAAGTTATAGTTGGTGAAAGAAATATAGCTACTGCGCCAAGATCTTATACAGTTGGACAAAATAATGATAATAATGGAACTAGTGGTTATATATTCGGAGAAGAAAATTTAATAGGAAATAATAGTGATTTAGGAAATAGTCAAAATTTTAATTCTTATATTATAGGAAGAAATAATATAAGTCGTTCCGAGACAAGTAATAATTATATTTTTGGTTTAAGTAATCAGGAGGGAGAACAAAATGGAGATAATTATCTTATAGGCAAGTCAAATAGTATGGCTGATAATGCCTTTAATGATATATTAATTGGATACTCAAATACAACTAGCCAGGAGGCAGATGATGTAAGTATTTTTGGAAGGAATAATAATACAAGTTCATCACTTGTTACCATAGTTGGAAAATCTAATGATATTGGCGAAAATGGATATAAAAGTTATATATTTGGTGAAGGAAATGATTTAGGTTTCGACAATAATGATAGCTATAGATCAAGCATATTTGGATCTGGAAATACTATAGATGCTAACGATTCTGCAACTTATGGATATAATAATACTGTTGTCCCAACTTCTACTCGGTCTCATGTTTTTGGTTTAGGTAATATTTCTTCTGGAGCAGATGCAGTAATAGTTGGTAGTGGAAATAGAAACAATGGCGTTAATAGTATGGTGGTTGGATATGGAAATATTAATACTTCAGGCGGATCAAATAGTAATATTTTTGGAAGAGGTAATACTTCTCATGCTACTGGACTAAGCGTTTATGGAAGTGGCAATCATGTTACTGGCGCAGATTCTGCGACTTATGGATATGGAAATAGAGTTTCTGCAACTGCAACAAGATCTCATGTTTTTGGTTATGAAAATGTTTCTTCTGGCGCAAATAATAATATTTTAGGAAGTGGAAATAGAGTAAGCGGTTTTAATAGTATAGTAGTTGGTTATGGAAATGAAAATCAATTCAAAGCAACTGGCACAGATGTTTTTGGTCGTGGTAATTTATTAAATGACCAGAATACTAAAATCTATGGATCAGATAATAGAATTTCTGGATCAAACTCTGCTATTTATGGAGATAGCAATTCTGTATTTATTAATTCTTCATCTATTGATATTGTAGGAGATCAGAATACTGTAAGAAGTGGAAATGGTAGTATAAATATTTATGGAGATGGTAATGAACTAAATACTGGAGCTAATGGTATATTTATTGTTGGTGATGGTAATTTTATAGACTCTGGAACTACTTCATCAAGAATATATGGCGCTTCAAATACTATATCGGCTACTGGAAATTATATAAAAAATTTATATAGAATAATTGGATATGGTCCTGATTTTAACTATAACAGTAGCAATTTTTATGGAAATGGAAACCTTGATTCTGGTTACTCAAATAATATTTATGGCGACAATAATATTTTAAATACTGGAGCTGCTCAATCATATGTATATGGAAAATTAAATCGATTAAATTCCCTTCAACAATTTGAAGACTATCTATTACCCGAAGACCAATTAAATCCATCTTTTGATAATTTTATTTTTGGTGAAAGTAATTTAATAACTGGTAGAGAAACATTTACAATTGGAGCTTATAACACTGGAAGACAAAATACTTCTGGATACATGTTTGGCAGAAGAAATTTCATGGCTTCTGGATTAACTGGATCAACAATAATTGGAAATGAAATAGTTTTCCCAATATCTGGAAATGCTGGTTATAAATTAACTCCAAATAATATGAGTAACGCTATGCAAATTGGCGTTAATAATTCTGGAAAAATAACAATTTTACAAAATGGAAATATAGGAATAGGAACTAGCGGAACTCTTCCATTTGAAAATCCACAAGAACTTTTACATTTAAGAAGCGGAAATGTTTTACTTGATGCAACTGAAGGTGGCTACTTTAAATTCTATGATAAAAATAGATATGATAATATTCGAGATAATCCTTCTCAAATAAATCAACCTGGTGATATTAGAGCAATAGTATCTGGCGGAAACTTTAAAATAGATGGAGATTTAATTCTTTCTACTGGCATTGGAGAAACTGGTCAATTTTTACATGGAAGAATATTCCAAGAAGCTACAGTTAGAAATCTAGATGGTAGCATGTGGTGTTATACACCATCTGATCTTCAAGGAGATTGTACTAATGCAAGTGCAAATCCATATAATAATACTACAGAAAGCATAACTGGTACTGATGGAGTAACTTATACTCATAAAGTTGGTTTATGGCAACCATATGGATTTGATTTAGGTTGGGATACTATTGGTAGTCCAACTATAAATTATGCTAGTGGTTATGTTAGTGGATTTATATCTTCTATTTCTATAAAAGATGGAGTAATAGCAAAACCAGATTTTTGTAATGGAGATTGTAATTTTGATTATCAGCCTCATGAAGCAGGAAGAATTGCAGGAAGAGCAATTACATTCCTAGATGGCAATCCAACTTCAGCAATTATAACTGGTAGATATACTCTTATAAATACTCCAATAATGAAAACTACTAATTTATATTTACCACCAGTAAGTCAAAATAGTGGCGTATTATATACTGTAAAAAATCTAGGTCAAGGTAATATTATGGTCTTTGCTACTGGTTCAGAAAGAATAGACTTATTCTTTACTGGATTTATGATAGATCAAAGATTTGCTAGTTATGAATTTTTAAGTAATGGAAGTGGCTGGTTTTTGGTGTAATAAAATGAAAGGTAAAAGGTAACTATGTCTTATATTCCAGAATATCATGAGAATTACTATAGAGTAGAAGGTACAGCTTTTAATCAAGGCAAAATCGGTATTGGTACAATTAATCCAGTACAATTATTGCATGTAAGTGGTGGAAATATCAGACTAGATGGAACAGGGTATTTTAATGGTGATCTTAATGTTACTGGCAATTTAAATGTTTATGGAAGTACTGCTCAATTTGCAGTATCTCAAGTTATTGCTGAAGATAAATCTATTGAGCTTAATGTAGCTACTGGAACTCCAATTGGTGGAGGAAGTTATACTACCAGTGCTTTTACTGATGATGCTGGTGCGGATGAAGGTGGACTTGTATTAAAATCAACTCAAGGAGATAAGGTTATACTTTATGAAACAGTTAGTCCTGCTAGTGGTTGGGTATCTAATCAAAGATGGAATGTAAGTGGAAATTATGGAAAAAATACTTTAAACTTAACTGATAGTACTGTTGATGTTGGAATAACAATTGGTACAGACACAAATCTTTATCGTTCTGCAGCAAACACATTAAGAACAGATGATAATTTAATTGTAAATTTAGATTTAACAGTAAATGGAAATGTAACATTAGGAGATGGAGCAACTGATACAGTGACAATTAATTCTGGACCAGTTTCTCTTGTAAATGCAACAGCAGCTGCTGATGCTTTAGAATTTGGTGCTGGTGCAAATTTAGCAAATCTATATCGCTCTGCAAATGATACTCTAAGAACAGATGATAGTTTAATTGTAAACGTAGATTTAACTGTGAATGGAAATACTACATTAGGAGATGCTACATCTGATACAGTCTCATTTAATGCAAGGGCTGCTTCTGATTTGATTCCTTCTACAAATAACACAAGAAACCTTGGAAGTTCTGCTTTAAATTGGGGAACAGCATTCGTAAACACTTTACAAGTTGCCGCAAACAGTACCTTGACAGGAAATTTAAATGTTAATGGAAATACCACTTTAGGAGATGCTTATACTGATATAGTTTTAGCTACTGGAAAATTCTTAAAAAGTACACTTACTTATAGTGGGGCAGGAGTAACAACCCAAGCTAGTTCAACAACAATTATAAGTGATAAAGTTATCGTGACTGGGGCTGGAATTTTAAATGGCGCATTGACTCTTCCAGCTGCATTAGCTGGAATGGAAATAGAAGTCAAAAATAGAGCAGGTCAAGCAATTAATGTTTACGCAAATCCTACAACAGATAGAATTTTTGATTCTTCAACCCTTATTGCGAATAACACGGCCCTTGCTTTAGCTAGTAATACCAATAAAAATTTTGTATGCGCGCCATCTGGCGGAATTAACGTTTGGTTTACTTAATTTAAAAAATTAATTTAAATTTAAATTTTACTATGTCTCAATATACTTGAGATATAACTATCAAGTTGGTGATTATAAGCAATCTCTTGAATTTCTTTTATTGCGTCTTCATTTGAGTCTACTGGATTAGAAATATAATCTGATATTTTATCGTTCCAATTTTCTGGATTTTCATTAGCAATAATAATATGAGAAATTTGCTCTGCTATTTCTTTTTGTTGATTGCTCATCTTTTTAAGATTATGCATTTCTCTGAGTTTTGCGCCAACTTCTTCTTCTAATTTTTGAGCTTTAGAAAGATTTTCTTTAATTTTTAATACGCTATATTTTTCTTCAATAGAAGCTTTTGATTGTTGTCCTTGACCGATTGGTTTGACATTTTTAGTACTTTGAGGAATTCCAGTTGATCCAGATGGTCTACCTGCTCCTCCAGCTTGAGCTCCTCCAATTAATGGTTGATAAAATCCTTGATCTCTTAAATCTTTATATTTTACTTGTGATTCAAGAGATTCTTCGTTAGTAGGAAGTCTACCAGTTTCAATAGCTTTAAGTCCTTCTTCTGGAGTTAAGATGCCAAGTTCCATTAATCTATTATAAATTCTAGAGTATTGAACATCATCTTTAAGATCAATATCTTCAAATACTGGTTCTGGATAATTTTTAAAACCAAGATCTTTACTTATTCTGCGGATTTCTGGAACTAAAAATTCAGTAATAAAAGTTTGACGAGCTTGTTTTAATCTTTCCATGAATACTTGGACTTTGATACTTGTATTGGCAAATTTTTCGCTACCAATAAGAATATTATTCAAACCAATTTGAATATCTCTATCTACGACTTCGTATTTTTCTGGTCCAATAAGATTACCGATTTCTGGAATAACAAACTCAGCTTTAGTTGTATAATCTGCAATAAGAACTCTTCCAATGCTTTGATTTTCAAAAAGACCTCTCATAGCTTCAAGATTCTTTTGGTTAATACCACCATTATCAGGAGTATCTCCCATAGTAATTAAAAGAACAGCTTGTTGCATAGTCCTTGTAATAGCCATATCCATTTTTTTCATCTCAGCTTTCCAATTGATATCTTCTAATACTGGAAAACCCATAGGAACAGCAAATGGCTCGTAATCTTGCTTTTTATAAAATACAGCTGCGATCTTATCTCTTTCGAGAGGAATACTTAATATGCCTATGCCTTTTTGCATTACTAGATTTTGAGTTTCTTTTGGTAAGCTATTAAATACTTCCTTGTCTTCATCTGTTTTTGGATTCTTTAATCTTTCTAATTCATAATCACTTAGAATCTTATAATATCTACCAACTGCAAAATTAATACTTCCACCAATTTGAATATCTGCTGGATTTAAAACAATGTATCTTGCTGGTAAACTAACAGAAGCTTTGCTTGTTAAGCCAAATGTTTGAGTGATTTTACTTATATCAGAATCTTGAATTTGAGTATCGAACCTATAAAGAAATACATTGCCAGAACGATAATATTCTCTGAAAAATTTATCTTGTAAGTCAGATATATTTATCTTCTTAAAGAGCGCGGAAAAGAAATCTCTGCTTTTTTGACTTCCACCTTGAAAATATATGTGACTTGAACTAAATTCTGTCATTAAGTCAATAGTATTACGGAAAATTGCAAAGTTATAATAGCATTTTTGACAAAGAATAACTGCATCTCTAATATTGATATTTGAACTGCCTTTAATACCAGTAGAGTATTTAAAAGGTATTAATCCATCATCAATATTCTTATATCTTTCAGTTCTTACTATATTTCCAGCTAGATTTCTTCTAGATCTTGTATCATCTGACGCTTTTGCTTCATACATTTTGTTAGTACTAGCTTCGGATACCATTAGAGGTTGAATATCATTATTTTTGGATTTTTTTGATTTATTTTGTTCTTTTTTTAACATTTTCATAAATTATTACACCTTATGTAATCATTATAGGCGAAAAAGTTGGAGTTTCTAATATTTCTGGCTGAGACATAATATCATTATAACATTTATACCCCCAATTTGCAAGCATTAAAGCTGAATAATTGTCTTTTCTGGCTTTATTAGCAGAGGCACTTCTTTTTAAATGTTGAGGCAAATCAAAGTTTTGATTACCACGGCTAGTAGATGTATATTCAACTAAAGCACATTGTTTCTTAGTTTGATATATGAAATCATCTTGATTTTCTATAAAATCTAAAGTTGTCCAATCTTTTTTATCTTCTGTGCGGATTAAACTTAAATTAGCATTACTATTCATTACTTTATTAAAGAAATCTTCATTACCACCAGTATTAGAAGCAAACCAAATTTTCTTATAATCAATACAAGCTTGTAAATATTCATTACCTTTTCTAATAAAATTGCTAGTAAATACTTGATTAATAGCTATTCTACCATCTTGTAAATTGTATTTATTCCTAATATCCCGTATCATTAAATCATAATCTAGACCCTCTAAATCTGAATTAAAATCCAATAATTTAATATTTAATTTATCCTTTTTAAATAGCTCTGATTCATTACAGCTAGATAAGAATACATCTGAACCCGCATTATCAAGTATGATAAATATAATATTAAAATGAGTCATTATATAATGAAAATATGCAACATGATTTTTTAAATTACCTAAGCCAGCATAAGTATGGACTAATGTTGAAGTTTTTGTATCTTCATCTATTTCTAATACTGCCATAGCAAAATAATCCGCATTTGGACTATCGCTCATATTAGGATCGATTCCAAGAATATATTTTTTAGATGATTCACCTTTTAAAAGAGTATGAGGTTTTTCTCCTAATTTCAAGGTGCATTCTTCCATCTTTTTTGCATTAAAATAACTATCGCTACCATCCGTAAATCGAGCACAATATTCTCGAAGGAAACTACTATGACTTGATCCACCAGCTTGAGCTTCTTCAATAATTGTTTTATCGATCATTTCTTCTGGTAAAGCTTCATAGCTTAATTGACTTACAAAGTATTTTGCTTCGCCTTGTTCTTTTTCTATGATTTTTGCACACCATTCTGAATATGTTTTGTAAAGATTTTCAAAAGTATAACTAGCAGAAGACAATGCTACCATTTTGCTTGTATTTTCAAATACCATTCTATCTTCTTCTTTCATTAAGCCTTCTTCAATTAATTTGTCTTCAAATTCTCGTATCTCCATTCTCTCTTTGATGTTTTGTGGGGCTACTAAGAATGGCATTAATACATTTTTAATAATTTCTTCTGGAAGCAAAAGAAACTCGTCAAGCACAAGAATATTAGCGCGGAATCCTCGAATTTTTTCTCCGTTTAGAGGAATAGCTACTATACTTCCACCATTAATTTGCCATTCAAATTGATCATTACGTTTTGCTTTTGCTCCAAAACATTGAGCAAGTAATTCAGCACCAGAACTTTCAACTATCTTTTCTAAATTATTAAAGATAAATCTAGCAGTTCTAAATGTTGGACCAGCTATAAGAATTTTAGTATTTGGTTCAAATACACACTGAAGAAAACAAAATACTGCAGCAATAAATGATTTACCGCAACCACGACCAAAAACGCACATGTTAAAATTTCTATTCATCAAAGCTTTGAGATGAATCTCTTGATAGGGAGCTAGCTTTACTCCGCTAATAAGTTCAGTTGTAAACCCAAGATTTGCTCTAAGAAATTTTGCTAAACTAATTTTAGCTTCTTTATCATTAAGATAACCCTTAAGTTCTGCTAATTCCGCATTAACATCTTTAACTTCTCTAATGTATTTATCTGGACAGTATATCATAATAGTTTCATATCATAAGCTAACTGAAGATCTACTTTACTATAAAAACATTCACTTGCAAATATAGATTCAATTGCTCTTTTCATTTCTTCTCTACCATCTACAAATAAAAATTGTAGATTACTATACTCTTGAATAAGAGATCTTACATTATGAAAGATGTACTCTGGTGTGGCTTTGATCTTTTTACTAATATGAGGAAGATATTGGAAGCTCAAAGCATTAGATAGTTTTTCTTCTACAATAACAATTAGATTGCAATTATTTTTTCTAGACTTATCTATTTCATTTTTAAATCTATCAAAATTACCTGCACTTAAAGTACTTATAAAGTCACTAAGACTTTTTCTTTCTATATAACATCCACAATTATCATTACTACAAGCATAATCACCGAAGGATAAGGTTTTAATTTCAAATTGCACATTAAATTTAAGCCAATTTTGTTCTCTTGTGTCTACGTAAATAGTATCTTGTGATGATAATTTATTTTCAAATTGATCTGTTATAGCGTTTGGGTGAACATATTTATTCTCTAATCCTACTTCTGAACATAATTGATAATAATCATTAAATATTTGATTATAAGAAATGATAGATGGACTCATTATTGTTCTAAGCTCTATTTGAGTTGGAGAATATATTAACTTCTTTTCGTTTTTTCTTTTTACCAAAAGATTTTTACAGTAGTCTTGGGCTTCTTCTAATGGCTGTTGTTTAAGCCATTTCTTCATATTATTCTTATCGTTAAAATCGCTATTCAAATACTGTTCTTTTGTTTTAAATAAGATAACGTCACCAGTTAATAAATCTTTCTTTGGAAAATAAGTATGATAATATTTTTCTTTATTTAAACCATATCCTCTAAGTGCAAGATGAAGACTTTTTTCATCTTTGAACTCTTTACCATCTACTTTACATATTACGCTCATCCATTTAAAATCTCATCTCTAGAGATTCCTAATATCTTGCATTTTATTTCTTCCATTGTGGATAATCTATCTATCTCTTTTTCAATAGTTTTCTTTCTCATTTCTGCCATTTTTAAAAGTTTAGCTCTACTCTCTTCTTCTTTCCACATTTGAACAAGATTTATAACTGATGCGGTTTCTTTTACTTGCTTGCTTAGTTTATCGCTACGTTTTACCTTAAGATCATTGTTTAATTTTTGCTGACGATTTACGCAATCATTATATTCTTTTCTAGCTGTACTACTAGCTTCAACAAGAGCCATTGGGATCTTACCATCTTCTTGCATGGAAAGTTCAATTTGATGTTGTAGTACATTAATTGTTTGTTGAATATTAGAAGATATAACAACCTCTGTACAAAGCACAATATATTGATCTACTTCTTCTTGAGAAAGGTCTCCTTTGTCGTAAGTATATCTAACAAAACTACTTTCGAATAGTTCTCTGTCAGCTTCATTATCATAAATGTTCATTTGATGAATAAATCTATGAGTATTCATGTAACTAATCAGTGAATTAATTTCTTTTTTATGTTTATGTGTAAGTTTGTTTTTATCAATACCATCTAAAACATATTTATTAATTTTAACTATCATTCTTTCTTCGCTGCGAGGTGGTTTATATCCTTCTGTTGCTGCATTTTCGTTTTCTGAGTTATTAAATTTAATATTACTAGGAATATTTTTCATATATTCCAAAACGCTTCTAGTTTCTTGGCATAAATTAGTTAAGGATTCATTTTTAAATAGTATCTTTGACATTTCAAGCCCTGTCATTGTATGACAATTATTACTAATGTATTCTTTTTGTTCTATAGATAATTCAATAAGTCCTTTAGCTTGATACTCGTGACTCTTCTTAGGTTTAATTTGTCTACTAGCTAAAAAATTTTTAACAGCTTTTCCCTCTTTGCTTCTGCCATCTAAATCATCTCTTCCAAAAGCTAATTGAACTAATTCTACTAGTGATGGTGGATTATCAGTACGATTATTCCATTCATTTAATAGTTTTAATTGTTGTTCTTCTGTTAGAATGAGAATATCTTCACTCATGATATATCAATATCTCCATTGTATAAATGTTTTTTAACTTTTATTATGATTGCTTTTTTAATGTTTTTAATTTGCTTGTATCCTGCCATTCTGTTTTTTTCTGTGGTTTTATAACCCATTAATTTTGCTGTTTGCTCTTCATTCTTGTTTTCTATATAAAGATAAGTATATACTTTCCATTCTATAGGTTTTAAAACTTGTTCCATTTTCTTATGTGTATTTGAAACACTTTGCTCAATATTAAAATTTTCATTTGGAATCTCATGTATTTCTTGAACATGATTTTCTAAACTTAAAGTTAATTTAGTATCATGAGCATTCTTTTTGCTTTTTGACCAGTTTGCATAAAGAGGACAATTCGCACATTGTTTTTGATAAATTGCACAACCATCATCTGCTTCTGCTGCAGAACATTTGAGGCAAGGTCTGGTATAGTTGCTATAATTGTTTCGTATTAAATTTTTAATTTGATTACTTATAATACGATTAACCCAAGGCGCCAATGGCTTTGTTGGATTATATAAATGCCATTTTCTATAAATATGAAATCTTAAAATTTGAGAAACATCTGCAAAATCCATCCAAGCAATAGCTGTCAAATTCCACTTATTTTTTCTTTTTAAAATTTCAGTGTTTATTTCATCAATTCTATCTTCAAACTTTGTTTTCTTAGCCATCTATTTCTTTCCTATTTCTTGCATAAGATGGTCTTAAAGTTCCAGCTTCGGCCTTAAATTGATTTAAGAATTCTGAATTTTTTTGCTTGTTCTTTTTTGGTACAGCTTTACCTTTTTTTGTTTTAGTTGGCTTAATGTTTTCAGCACTGGAGAAAGCTTCTTCTGGAAGATTTGAGATTATATCTCCCATTCTAATTTTAGTAGGTCTAACTTCACTTATTTCAATATCAATTTTATTTATATTTGGTACGTAATTAATATTATCCGAATCTTCATTATCGTAATCATAATCTTCATCTATATTTGATTTGACTTGTTTTTGAATATTTTGGGGTCTTTGAGGTTTTGTAAATGTGGGTCTTTCCATTTGTACCTTATTAACTACAATAGTTTTATCAAATGATTTTCCACACGAACTGCAAAATTTAGGTTTTAAACTGGTATACGAGGTAGGAGATCCACAATCTTGACAATATATCTTTAACATAATATATATTATACTATATATATTGATAAAATTCAAAACATTATTACTTCAATTCTTCAAATTTTTCTATAATATAAGCTAAAATATCATTTCTCATGATATCTTCTCTACCGAATTTAAATGTGCATATTCCCTTATCGTTACTTTTTTTGTCGTCAAATAAATTATATATTTTTTCAAAACCACTATTTTTAATATCTGCTTGACGAATATCTCCAATTAGTATCAATTTACTGAACCTACCCATTCTTGTAGTGATTAATAATAAATCATGAACACTTAAATTTTGAGCTTCGTCACATATAATATAACTACCATTAATACTTAAACCACGAAGAAATCCTACTGGTAATCCTTTAACACGTTCTTGCTTTAATAGCATTTCTACTTGATTTTTTGGAAGCAGTTCATATAGTTTATCCATTAAGGGTTGAAGATAAGGATCTAATTTACTGTGAAGATCTCCTTTAAGAAAGCCTAAATTATGAGATGAACTTTCTACTGGATTACGAACATAAAATATTTCACCAATTTTTTTACTGTTAATAGCGTTTAAAGCTGCATATACGCTAAGTAAACTTTTGGCTGTTCCTGCTGGGCCTTTGCAAAAAACCATCTTGGTGTTTTTATCTTGTAATAATTGAATAAATTTCTTTTGATTATCTGTCCATTGTAATTCACGAATAGTTAAGAAACCTTCAATTTTATCTCTTTGAGGAACGGGGACTGACTTGTCTTCTTTTTGTTTATTTTTTTTAGACATTAAACTTACTACCTATAATTACACCCCAAATATCTTAAATAACCATTTTATTCTTTAAGAA